CACCAAGGAGTCGGCGATGGCGCAGAAACGGTGCAGCGCGAGCGCGCCCGTGGCGTCGACCTGCTGCTGGGTCTTCTTCGCGCCGGGGGTGTTGTAGTTGGTATAGAAGAAGGTGTTCTTCGATGTCGGCAGGATCAGTTGCGAGACTTCTTCCCACTGGCCCGCGAAGGTCGAACGGCGGACCTGATACTGCGAGAACTCGCGCTGGATGCCCTTGACGACCTCAAGCTCGCGGTCGGAGACGCGTCGCGATGGCCTGACCTCGAGGTCCGTTGCGTAAGGGACGACCGCGTTAGTTGAGACGGAGGCGCTTGGCATCGGGGTCTTTCGGATCCATCGTCGGATCAAGACGGCGATCGGCGACCACCCATCGCTTCACGGCGCCGAACAATTCGACCCGATCGGCGTCGCAAAGCTTGAGCTGGTCCGCCAGCCTTCGAAACTCATCACGCAGCGCGATCTCGTTGGCGTAGATGACCTCCTCAGTGATAAGACCGTTGCGGCCCCGCACCCGGGCGACGATGGTGCCGTTCTTGGCAACGCGGCCGCAGGATTCGAGATACGGCGCCTTCACCTTGTCGCTCCCGAAGATCAATCGATAGAGCAGCACCGACGACTCTTCATAGCTGTGGCAAAGCGCAGACATCAGCACCATCGCGGTGCGGCCGCGTGCGGCCATCACGCAGCGGCCCTGCCATGTGTCCTTGAGGTCGATCGCAAGCTGGGCCTTCCTATTGAGCGCGACCACCCATGCCTCCAAAGATCGAGCCCACTGCCAGCGACGAGGCCGGGCCGATCAACTGGCTCTGCGACATCGCCTGCATGCGCTTCTTTCGTTCTTCCTCGGTCTCGCCGGCGACCTGCTGCGACAGTCCGGCGCCGAGCGTGGGCGCAATGCCGAGGTCGGTCGCGACGCCAGGCATCGGCCGGCCGGGCACCGCCATGGCTCAGGCCGCTTTAGTTGCGGTGTCGATCGCCTTGGCCGCGTCGTCCGAGGCCTTCACCGCGGCGTCGTGCTTGAGCTTGGCGGCCTCGAGGTTCGCAGAGGCGTCGGCCACAGCCTTCTCGGCCTTCACCAGATGATCGAGCGAGGCGTAATGCGCCTTCTGCGTCGGCGTCATCCGCGAATAAGGGCTTCCGACACCACGCTCCAGCTCGCCATTGATCCGCGGCGCGTCCTTGCCGAAGGTCTTGTCCTCGAACTCGCGCAGCTTGTCGGCCGCGGTGACGGGGGCGGGCGCAGGATTCGCGCCAAGGCCGCCCAATGAACTCGGGGATGGTGCGAGCGGCGCGATCGGATGGGGAAGATCAGTCGGATCGGGCATCTGGAAAACTCCGAAAGGGGCGGCGGGCGAAACCCCGTTACAGAAACTCCCACCGCCAAGTCATGGGAGGAAACGCCATGGTCATCCGGTTAAGAGCCCGTGGCCGCCCTCAGATGGCGCTATGGGGGGAGTTGGAACAACGCACGGGATCAGAACAGATCGAAGTCCACGCCGTCGGCGATGGGCGGGGTGCCCCACGGGTCGCGCTCGGCGCTCTTGCCACCCAGCCCGACCTGGCGCGCGGCGCGCTTGGCCATGATCGCAATACGCAGCGCCGACAGCAGGTCGTCCTTCAGCTTGACGATCTTGCCGTCCTTCCTGTGATAGAACCGCCGCTCCTCGAGGATGTCGGACAGTTGCTTGGCGTATTTCAGCCGGCCGGACTGCTCGCGCTCGTCGATCTCCAGAATCCCGGCCTCGGTCGACACCCCGCCATCGGGCCAGGTCGCATGCGTCGGAAGCGTCTTCACCCCATTGCGCTTGTAGTGGTCGCTCATCGGCTTGCCGTCGTCGCGGCGCTGGGTGCCGTCCTGCGGCCACGCCACCGGGACGTCGATGCCCACCGGCTTCATCGCCGCGGCGTGCTGGATCGGAAGCTGGTCCGCAATCCGGATGCAGTGATGGACATGGATCACGTCGGCATCCTTGTCCCACAGGATCAGGACGGCGGCGAACGGATGATCAATGCCGAAGTCCATCCCCCACAATTTGAACCAGTGCGCCGGCACATACTCGATCGGGGCCTCGACGATGCTCTCCTCCGGCGCCAGCAGGATCCGCCCCGAGCCCAGCGTCGGCACTCCGCGCGCGCGCGCCTCGCGCTCATGCGGCAGAAAGCCCGCAATAATACGGGCCCGCTCGGCAGCCGGGATATGCAGCGCGTCCTCGATCGTCATCGACACCACGCCGCGATCCGGCGAGGGCTCGTCAAGGAACCGCAAGACCACGCTCGATCGCCCCTTCAGCGGCGTGAACGTCATGAAGCACATGCCGCCCGTCGCTACCGTACGTGTCAGGAACTCGGCATAAACGTCCTCCGGCGGCTCCTCGTCGCACCAGCCCCAGTCGATCGACTCGCCCTGGAACTTCTGCCGGCCCTGCTCATACGACTTGAACCGCGCCACGCTGACACCGCCCGAGACATGCCGGACCTGGATCGTGTCGTAGGCATCCGTCACCCCGCGCGCGAGGCTCGGCTTGTCGACAAACAGATCCTTCGGGATCATCCCGGTGCCAAACAGCTCATCCACCCCCGGCTCCCCGCACAGCTTCTTCTGTTGTACATCTCGTACAACCAGAGACGTCTCCCCGGCAATCCAGCCCTTGGTCGCATGGTCGAACGTCCGCCCCTTCCACCCCTTCGGGTAAAGCCCCGTCATGTGGCAGGCCGCCTCATACGCCCCGATATGCGTCTTGCCGTTCTGGTTCCCCGCGATCAGCAGCCGCTCGCGCCGGCCCGCGCCCATCGCCAGAAAATCATGCTGCTTCGGGTAAGGCTTGAAATCATAGAACTTCTGGTACGTCAGCCGGTAGTCCAGCAGTTCCATCAGCTCCAGCGCGTCCGCAAGAGCCTTGGGATCCGGCTTCTTCATGTTCTCGCCGGTCATTCGGCGTCCTCGGTGACCTGTGCCTCAAATTCACCGCACCAGTCCTTGTCCCACGTCTCTGGCCATTTGGCGTGATCGAGTTGAGTACTTTCCTTCGGCGCAAACCGTCGGCACCAACCCTTTTCGTTCTTCTGGTGTGATGGCTCAAGTCCAGTCCGCCTCCTGCGGCCCCAGAACTTACAGTCCTCGCATTCTCCTATCTCAGCCATCGCTGACCTCCGTGAACTCGGCCTCCACCGCCTCCTCCGGACCGCCCAGCAGCTTCCCAGCGTCCAGCCCGTGCTTCACCGCCAACTCCTGCAGCCGCGCCAGAACAGCCTTCCCTGACCGATCCGTCACCGTCTTGTTCACATTGATCGTTTGCGCTGCACCAAAGCCGGTCCGGTCCAGCACCGCCGAGGCCGCCTTCAGCTTCTCCTTCAACGGAGCCTCCGGATCCATCATCACCATCATCATCACATTCGCCGCGGTAAGCGACAGCGAGTTCAGCCGCCTACCCGCCTCCTCCCGGATCGCCATCTGCACCGCCGGGTTATGCGCGCAGTAGTGCCCGCGCACCTTCGCCCCGTCCGCGATGTCGGAATATCCGGCGCGGCGCGCCGCCTCCGCATGCGAACAGCCGGGAACCTCGATCATCGCCATCACGAAGCCACGCTGCTTCTCGCTCAGCGCAGACATCGCCGGCCCAAGATCCTCGTCGTCCGTCATGGCGAGCGCCGCTTCGGACGGTAGCTCAAGTACTTGGCGACCATCAGAATTTCATCATATGTCGCGGTATTCTTGAGAGTGTTCGCCCGATAGGAGATCACGAACACATTGCCGGGCACATAGCCCTTCGTGCTGTCCCAGCGATCCAGGCTCGGCCAATTCGGCTGGGCATGCTGGAGCCCGCGCTCGCCGGTTCGCTCCGGGTAGTCAAGCTCTATGCCAAGAACCGGACAATGCGACGGCCAGTCCAGATCTCCTGGAGCAATACTCGCACCAAACCCACGTTTGCGGCCACGAACCCGCGCTTTCGCGCACAGCGCCGTCTTGAAGGGAATGCTCTTGCGCGAGCCACCCTTCCAATATTTCGGATTTCCGCTTCGATGTTTTGCGCGTTGGTCCCGCTCTCTCGCCAATAGCGCTTGGTATTCAATGCCCCCACCCGCCTTGATCGCGTCACGCCGCGCCTTGGCCTTGACGTGCATCACCGGCCTATCGACCGGAACTGCCGCCTCGAAAAATGTCATGGGGAGTTGAGTTTCGAACATGCATAACTTGGTTACGCATTCGCATAGGCGGAACAACGCACGGAATTTTCCTAAAAAAACCGCCCAAAATTCGGGAACAGTATGAAAAGTCTCAGAGAACGGCGCGCGCTAGACAGATCACGTCGAATATCGGGCGAGCGCAGGTGGTCGCCCCCACCCACACCCTACCCCGGTACAATTGTTCAATGATATCAATAGCATAGGCATTCATCCCACGCGCTTCGCCATCGATGCGTTGCCCCATTGCTCATGCCCCATTGACGCACGACTGACACAGTGCACTGAGCCACGCGCAGATACACCAACATAATCAATTGCTTATGATGAGCACCATGTTCCTACATCAGGAAACAGCGCAAGGTGTGCGGTGATTGCGTCGTTACGTCAATGCAGCGAATGAAGAGGGCAATACGCTATCCCTCAATTGGTCATTCGCTCCGGCTGGTTGTCCTGCGGTGCTGGCCAGACGCTTGCCCAGTGAGCGAATGGAAGCTCGAATGCTGCGTAGATGACTAGGATTGATGCGAGTTCGCCGTTGACTTGGTTGAGGCCGAAGTATGCGAGGGCGAGGGCTGTTGCTGTCAGGGTAGCGATGCGAGCGGCTTTGCGAAGCATGAGCATTGAGTGCTGACTTGCTGGATGCGCTCGCTGCGGGCATTCGCCCTTGCTTGCTAGAAGAAAAGCACGCGTGCGTGTGGACGCGCGGGGATTTGGGCTTGGATTTGCGGGTTTGTCAAATGCGGGCTATTTACTCAATCATATCAGTGGCGATCGT